TTTGATCGACGCCGGGCATAAGTTTTAGGGCTGAATGGGGCATGAGTTAACCCCTTGTCGGTGTGGCAACGGTTGCGGGACTCTGCGATGACCAACCAGCCGCATCAAACTTCTTGCGCGCCTCTTCAACGATAGCGCTCTTCAAAAGGCCTTGGTACTGGCTTTCATATGTTACAGCCATCTGCGGATCATCATTTGCGCGACCAAAATTCCGCTGATATGCGGAGATATAGATCATGCTCGCCATGATGAAGACATCTGGCAGATAGAGACTGATGAATGTTGATGTGTTTGTCGCGGACAAACTGTTGGGGCGATAAGTTCCAACAACCTCAACCGGATACGCTTGATCTGGAACTGGGCCAACAAAGAAAAGCGTCTCATTGAAGGGCACAAAATATTCAGGTTTGCCACGGTTAGCCGCCAAGGATGAGCCATATACGGCATCCAAAAACTCTTTGGTTGTGGGTAGCAACGGAACACGAACACATGCATCCGGGTTGGTTGTGGATGCGGCATTGCCCGCAGCATCCGTCAGCAGATTGATCTGCTCGCTAACAACAAACGTCCCCGATGCTGAATCCAAATTAGATGCCAAGTTTATATTGAAGGACAAGTTCCTGTTGCCGGGCGTTAGGATAAAGCTGACGCCGTGCAGGGACGTTGACGTAAACATAAAATCGATGTCACGGTACATCCGATTTTCGGCATAGGTGATCATCTGGGGGAGGATCGTGATGAATGCAGGATCGGTTTCCGCAACGACCGCCATTGTGGCGATCTGGGTGACGTACTGCGAGTAAGTAAGGCCTGTGGTCATGGCTAACCCCGTGATCTGCCCTTTATACCACTGGCAGACCTTTTACGCCATGCCAGACGCCTTATCCTTTACTTCAGCCACTCGGCGGCTCCAACCTTTGCCAAAAGTGTCAAACGTAGGCAGACGTTTCAAAAAGGCGAGGCGCATGTCGCAGAGGGCGTCAACCATCTCCTCTGGGTCGCAGGCTTTGATTGCTTCCAAAGATTTTGGGCCAATCATGCCGTCAGCAACTACCCCAGCAATTTCCTGAAGGTACTTAGCTGCCCGGCCAACGCCAGAGTTGACGGCAAGGTCATAGGCGGCATAATCCACGCCCGCCGGGAGTTGGTCGCCTTTGATCTTGTCCCAGTACATGGTTTTATAGAAGGGTTTAACAACGTCCGGCGTCAGGCCACGCATCTCGGTCTCGGTGACATCGCGATTGAGGAAAGCTTCCCATGAAGCTTTAGTCACCCCCAAATTGGTCATGCCGCCGGGATCTTTTGGGTGGTTTACGAAGCCGCCTTCGTGCTTCAAGACTGCGGCGAAGCTGTTATCCCAGTTCTCATTCATTTGCTGTCCCTCGCAGTAAGAGCGTCCGTCTTGGCTTTCGACCCAGCGCTGGACCCGTAGTAGAACTGCATAACGCCGGTCCATGAACTACTTAGCGACCCCAGCATCATCAAGATGACCTCAGTCCCCGTCTGGGGGATTCCAAAAATCAAGATGTAAACCAGAGCCCCAAAGAACCCAAACGTGATGATGAAGGCCAAGGCCTTCGGGGTCCAGTCCTTGGTCTCGCGCTGCATCTTCCGGGCGCTGTCGCGGTCGGCGGCAGAGATGCGCTCAAGGTCAATGTCCAGTTCCTTCATGCGCGTCTTGAAGCCAGCGTCGATTTTCTTGATTGCTGAAAGCTGTTCTGGGGATGCCGCAAGCATCGCCTCCGACACTTGTTCTTCGGATGCGTCTTCGTGCCCAAACAGAGCCCCAGACAGCGTTTTGACGGCAACGCCCGCCAAGGGGCCACCCAAAGCCGTAGCTATGGACGGGGCGATCTGACCGAGCAGCGGGCCAAACTTCGCAAGGAGTTCCATCTTAATTTCCCCTTTCAAGGAGGGAGATGCGTTTATCAAGCATTGCAACCATTTGGGCCGTATCAAAACGGATAGCGGCGCGAGCGGCGGCAGCATCTGCAACCATGTCCATCCGGCTCTTTTCGATGGCAGACATTGACCGTTCGCGGTCAAGAGTCATCGCGGCGCGGGCAAGGGCGCTTTCTTTCTCAACTTTGCTAATCTGCTCGCTCAAATGTTCGCGGATCTGGGCCATGTCAATCGTCGTGCCCTGTGGGGGTATCGCCTTATTGTCGGCGTTCACAACAACCGCGATTTTGGCCTTCAACTGGATGATTTCGTTGTTCGCATTGGACAGCGAACTCATGAGGTAGACGACGCAAGAGAAGAGGATCGGGATTCCAGCGAAGGTGATTTTCTCGACCAACGCGCTCTTGCTGGCTGTTGCGGCCATCTCAAGGGCAATCTTTTCCTGTTTCTCTTCGGAGGTCATCATTTGTCGGCCTTTCCGTCTAGCTTGTCGTAGATGCGTTGGAACATGCCTTCGATGTGGTCCATGCGCTTGTCCAAGTCGTCTTTGCGAACATATGACTTGGGCAAGTCTACCTCAACTTCGTGAAGGTCTTTTCTCAAGTCCTTCACCGCACCCCATAATTCGCGCCCGAACCAGCCGCCCGCGCCAATAGCGGCGATGCTGATCATGTTCATAACGTTCTGCGTGTCCATTATGCGGCCTCGTCTTGGGTTTCGCCTGAGTAGTAGCCAAGGTTGGACCGCAGCCGGTCATCCTGCGGGGCCAAATCTACCGCAATTTGCCCCTGCTGAACAGCCACGTCCTTCAGGCCAAGGTGCCACGCCGAGATGGCCGCAAGGTCGTGGGGCTTCTCGCCCCACACTTCGGGGTCGCAAGTGTACACAGCCTCGCGGTTGGTGATGCGAAGTGCCCGCATTGCAAAGGCAAAGCACTCCTCCCAGCGCGACTGGCGATACATGAGCAGCGCAAGTTCACACCAAGGCTCGCGGGTGTTGGGGGCTTCTGATGCCGCCATCTGGAAAGCTTTCTCAGCTTCCGCCAAATAGGAATTGCACCAGTTGGCTTCGACAATTGCAAGTTCGTTATAACACCGGCCCATGACGCGGTAGGCGTAGCACCGTTCATTTTGCCAAGTGGCGCGGGGGAGCGCCAAGTACGCCTTGCAGGCGTCAACCGACTCCTTCCAGCGGGAGTGAAAACTCAATTCACGGGCGTAATAGAAGGCGTTGCGCGGGCAGGCGGGGTCTTCCTTCACAGAAAGAGCCAGTAAGTCCATGTACTGTCCCCGGCTTTTAGTTGGGTCGGGCTTGTGGACGGCGAGGAGGAAGTCAGTCTGCGCCCACACTTCCGTGATGCGTCCGTCAGGTACAGGATATTCGTGGCACGGGTGGTGCCAGTAGTAGCCGTTTCTGGCGTGAATCTTTTCGTAGTAGAACGCGATGCCGCAGCCCCAATCAAACATGTAACGGAGGCGGGTGGTTTGTCCCTTGATCCAGACACGTTCAATCTCCTCACGCCAACCGGGTTGCAGTACCTCGTCAATGTCTAGGCTGACGCATACGTCAATATCGCGAGGAACAAGGGAAAGAGCAGCATTGCGAGCATGATCAAACCGCCAAGGATTGATGCCAATGTGATGCACAGTTGCTCCATGACGCGCCGCCTCCTCTGGAAGACCATCCGTGGACCCAGTGTCCGCGATCAGGATCAGGTCCGCATCCTTGGCTGATTCGCAAAACCTCTGCACAAAATGCGCTTCGTTCTTGCTGATTGCATACACACAGATTTTCATGGTTCCCCCTAGAACATAAAGAAGAAGTTGCCGGTGGCGGTGCGCGGAGTGTAGGTGATGATAATCACTCCAGACCCGCCCTGACCACCCGCACTGGTAGTGCCTGCACTTGAAACGGATGCGCCTGACCCGCCAGCGCCATAATCAACACCCGCCCTAGCCGTCGCAGCAGTGCTGCTAGGATAGCCACCACCGCCGCCCGCGCTTCCAACTGTTTTCAGTATCTCAAGCCCCGTGCTACCAAATCCCGGCAAGTTCCCGATATAAGTACCGCCGCCGCCGCCGCCATTTGTGCCGTTTGTCGCTGGTGTTGTTGTTGTGCCGCCACCGGGGGAAAGAGTGGCCCCTAGATAGCCGTAGCCGCCGCCGCCGGGGGATGCGCTAACTGCGTTTGCGCCTGCAACACCGCCGCCATTGCCGCCGCCGCCTGCGCCAGCGTTGTTTGAGGATGGCGCTGTATTGTACCCGCCAGCCCCGCCATTGCCGGATGGCCCAGCCGACCCGCCGCCGCCTGCGCCGCCGACTCCCTGCACCGCACTTCCCTGCGAAACGCCACCGCCACGGCCTCCGGTGTAGGTTGCTCCAACGCCACCCGCGCCACCAGCCGTAGCCCCGGCAGTCCCCGTGGTGCCACCCCCACCGCCGCCAGCAGAATACGAGCCAAAGACAGTTGTGGCGCCCGCAGTTCCGTTAGACCCAACAGCGCCGCCAGCACCCCCATTTCCAACTGCTACGGTAATGGAACTACCGCCGGAAATTAAGACGTTGGTTGCCCCGGCGTACCCCCCACCGCCGCCGCCGCCGCCGTTCCAGTGATTGGTTGCATTCAAACTTCCAGCGCCGCCGCCGCCAGCACCAATCAAATACAAGGCGTTGTTTGATGCGTTAAAGTCAGATGGCACAGTCCAAGAAGTTGTTGCGGGGTTGGTAATTTGGTAGACAACTTGCGGATAAGTTACAAAGGCAGCCCCGCTGTTGTTCCCACTATTGGTTGAGTTTGCCCCAAGATACCAGCCATATGGCGTAGACCCATTCGTGGCCGGGGCGGGGGTAAAATCTATATCCCTGACGACAAGGTAGTCGGAAACCTCCGTCACGCCCGACACAACAGGCAAGAGCGTTCCGCCGACCCCTGAAAATGTCTTTGTTATTGTTGCCTTTGAGCCAGCAACCGTAGTGTTTACCGAACACGTTGACCCGCCAAGACCACGCAGCGAAAAGGACGATGTGAAAGTTTGCGTAGTGCCCGCCGTCAGCAAGAGATTCATGCTTCCCGGTGAAGCGTATTGCCGTATTACAGAAAAAGAATTGTTTCCAGTTAGGGCAAAAGTAGGAGTGATGCCAATCGTAGAATTAATAATACCCTTAAATGTATTATTGCCTGAAATTGTTAAAGTTTTTGCATCGCCATTTGATATGTAACAATTAAAGGCAGATCCGCCCCCCACAAAAGTTTGTGCAGTTGCCGCGGACATAAAAATGTATGGGCTAGTGTCTGGGCTAAGTGTGGTCCCTTCTGTTGTCGTGAATCCTGTGGGAGCGGCGTTGTTAAAGGCAGTTGCGCCAGCAACGGGGCAGACTAGGGTGCCGCCGTTAAACGTAAGGTTCTTTGTCCCAGCAGCAGTTGTGTAGGACGTTCCTACCGTGAGGGTTTTTCCGTTAAGGTCGATGATGCCGTTAACATGGGTCAACGTCCGCGTTGTGCCCATCGTAAGGGCATCTTGCAACTGAAACGTGCTGCCAGCCCCGTTAAAAGTGAGGGGAAAATCAATCGTTTTGCCGCTTGTCGTAATTGTCTTGGTTCCAGATGTACCACCAAAATTTACAATTCCGCTGCTGGCTTGTAATGTCATCGTAGAAGAAAGAGTGAGGTTTCCGTAGATAATGTTACCACCAGTGGGTGCTACAAGCGTTCCAGAAAATCCCGTAAAATTTAAGTTTTTATAATTTCCGCTTACAGTAAGTGCTGTGAGATTGTAGGTTCCAGTAGTAAAATTATACGAAACAGCAGTTGCTTCGCCGGGAGCTTGGCCAACAACTGTCGATGCCGTAGCTCCACTGTAGGATATATTATTTGTTTGTGTTCCAGTTGTGGACCAGCCAGACGCAGCATTGATGTTTGCTATGACACCCCCAGCGCCAATGCAAGTGATACTGCCGGTAGTTCCATAGTCTACGCCGCGTGTGTTGGTAAAATCGGCATTTAGAAAACCTGTTATGACAGCCTTGTTGTTGAGATCAAGTCGTCCAAATTGGATAACAAGCGTTCGTGTCGATCCAAGGGTAAGCGCATCTTGAAGCTGAAATGTCCCGCCCGTACCGGCAATCGAAATCTGGGTTTCAATAACAACACCGCTGGTCGTTATTGTTCTTGCGCCAGTTCCGTTAAGAAGGATGATGCCGGTTGCACTCCAAACGGTTCCAGTAGATATGGAAAAATTGCCGGAAATAGTGAGCAACCCATTGCTGGTAAATGTAACAGTTCCGGCAGATACGGTAAAATTAATTACAGAAAATGAACCCGTGCAAGTGACCGTGTAGGTTGTAGCCCGGTCAAAAATTGCGTTATCAGTGGTGGTTGGCACAGATGCACCACTGGCCCCCCCAGATGTCGCAGACCAACTAGTGGTTACGTTCCACGCCGCTCCGCTTGCACCAACCCAGTACCGATCAGCCATCGTTACACCGCCGGATCAACGACGACGACTGACATCTGCCCTTCAACCGGCGGCGCATTGATGATGGCGATCCAGTTATCATAGCGCGTCTGCTTCATAACAGCGATTTCATCAGGGGTGAAGGATTCATAATCGCTCACCCGCATCACCAGCGCATCCCGCAGGACATGCGGCTCCTCACCAATTTCAAACTCATCTGCGATGCGACCGTCTTCCAGAACCTTGATAGCCATTAGC